GATGATATGCAGTATCATTCTAGGCAAAACTTCACCCTGAAGCATGCTGGGGAAAGAATCAAAATGTATACCAAAGAAAAGTTTGACTTCGAACTACATAAGGTGGTTTTATGAAAAAAGAAGATATTGTACAATTTAAGTTGTGTAACGGGCAAGACGTTATTGCTTGTGTTATTGAACAATCTGAAGACAGTTTTATTGTTAACTTCGCTTTAGACATGATCCCTATTGAGAATATAGAAGATGATTATGATAACGGTAAGTCTTATTACATACTTCGTCCTTATATTCAATACACTGAAGATTTGGAAAGGAATGTTTCGATAAACCCTTTCTCTGTTATTTCTATTCATACTCCCTCTGACACAGTCATCGAGCAGTACTCAAACTCTGTGGTCTCCATACAAGAACACTTAGGAAAGGGTGGGTCTGAGGTTGAGTGTAAGACCAGCAATGTTTTGTCATTTCCTTCCAAGAAAGGACTTCTTACAGAAGATTGACTTTTCATTCTATTTGTTGTATAATAGTTCTTTACTTATTGAATTGGAGTTGTTATGAAACCAAATGAACGTCCACATTATGTGAACAATGCCGACTTCTCGCAAGCAGTCGTCGACTATGTTCGCACTGTTCGTGATGCTGAAGCAGCAGGCAAACCTGCACCTGTCATGCCTCGTTACGTTGCTGAATGCTTCCTGAAGATCGCTGAAGGTCTGTCGCACAAGTCTAACTTCGTGCGTTACACCTATCGTGAAGAGATGGTAATGGATGCTGTTGAGAACTGTCTTCGTGCAGTCCAGAACTATGACATCGACGCAGCAACACGCAAGGGAAAACCAAACGCATTTGGTTACTTCACCCAGATTTCTTGGTATGCGTTTCTTCGACGCATCCAGAAAGAAAAGAAACAACAAGATGTTAGATTGAAGTTCTTATCAGAATCAGCAATAGAAGAATTTATGATTGACCCTGATGAAGACCCTCAAGTGGCAAAAGCAGTTCAGTCTTTTGTGGATAACCTTCGCAGAAGAATTGATGACGTTAAAGAGAAAGATGAAAAGATCAAACATTACAAGAAAACTCTTTCTAACAAAAGATCAATTTCTATAGACTCAGACCTTTCAGATTTTCTTGAGGAATAAATGCGCATAGCAATATTAAACGATACCCATTGCGGTATTCGTAATTCGTCTGATATTTTTATTGAGTATCAAGAACGCTTCTACACTGAGGTGTTCTTCCCTTATTTGAACAAAAATAATATCAAACACATTATACATCTTGGTGATTACTATGAGCATCGTAGATTTATAAACTTTAAAGCACTGAATAGTAATCGAAAAGTTTTCTTAGAAAGACTTCGCTCTGATGGAATTACTATGGACATTATTCCTGGTAATCATGACACATACTACAAAAACACAAATGATCTAAACTCCCTCAAAGAGTTGCTTGGTCATTATATGAACGAAGTCAATATTGTGATGGACCCTAGTGTTCTGGAATATGATGGGTTGAAGATTGGATTGGTTCCTTGGATTTGTCAAGACAACGAACAAGAAGTGAACGACTTTTTGATTAATTGTAAGGCAGATGTTATCGGAGGGCACTTCGAACTAAACGGATTTGATATGATTCGCGGAGTTCCTTGTACTCATGGTATGTCTGCTGATAACCTTCGCAGGTTTGAGTTGGTTCTATCTGGGCATTACCATTGTAAGTCAAGTCAAGACAATATTCATTACCTTGGTTCTCAAATGGAGTTCTTCTGGAACGACGCACATGATGATAAGTTCTTCCATATTCTAGACACTGACACCAGAGAACTTATACCTGTTCGCAATCCATTGACTCTCCATGAGAAAATCTATTACGATGACGAGAAAACCGATTATAATACTTTTGATCTCGGTTATCTTGATCAGAAGTTTGTGAAGGTTATAGTCGTCAATAAGAATGATACTTTTACATTTGATAGATTTCTAGACCGCGTACAACAAAAAGAAATTTATGATTTAAAAGTTCAAGAGGACTTCTCTGAATTTGTAGGGGAGAACGTAAACGATGATGGACTTGATGTAGAAGATACTTCTGTTCTTTTGGGTTCTTACATAGACAATGTTGAAACCCTTTTAGATAAAGAAAGAATTAAAAAAGAAGTTTCAGACTTAATGAGAGAAGCACAATCTTTGGAGGTTGTGTAGGTGTCTTTGTTTCCAGAAGTTGTTATCTTTGGATATGCATACGATGGTTATTTTCAGCGTTGCATTTCGCATATGGATTGTGTTGGTATCAATGGCGCAAAATTTCTAGATCTTAGAAAAGATTCTAGTAAAAAAGAACCATATCAACCAAAAATTAAAACGCCACAAGTGTATGTTAACAATGAGTACATTGGCGGATTTGAAGAATTAGTTGAGAGATTCCCGCTTTGATAAAGTTTAAAACAATTCGTTATAAAAATTTCCTTTCTACTGGTGATAACTGGACCGAACTCCAATTAAACGCAAGCAACCACACGCTTATTGTAGGGCAAAACGGTTCTGGTAAGTCAACGATGTTGGATGCTATTTCCTATGCATTGTTCGGTAAGTCTCATAGAAATATAAACAAAGCACAACTTATCAACTCTGTTAATCAAAAAGCGATGAGAGTTGAAGTAGAGTTTTCTATTGGGAGTAAAAAATATAAAGTTGTCAGAGGATTAAAACCAGTAAAGTTTGAGATATATGTTGACGGGGTTCTTATGAACCAAAACTCACACAACAAAGAGTATCAGAAGATTCTTGAACAGAACATACTTAAATTAAACCACAAAACCTTTCATCAAGTTGTTGTTCTTGGTTCTTCTTCGTTCATACCCTTCATGCAATTGTCTGCATTCAATCGAAGAGAAGTTATCGAAGATTTGCTAGACATTAATGTTTTTTCTAAAATGAATTCTCTTCTAAAAGAAAAGAATGCTACGTTACGAGAGAAAATAAATCAAACGTTACACGACATTGAAATAAACGAAACCAAAACGGAAGCACAAAAAAAGTACATCCGTGATATATCTAAAATAAAACATGATGAAAAGAAAAAGATTGAAGAACAGATCAAGCAGAAGCAGGATTTGATTGACGATCTTCAAAAGGACAATAACGAGAAAAGAAAGTATCTTCAAGAGTTTTCTGACAATACTGCTGAAAAGCGCAAAAATGCATACTCTTTGGTTTCAGAATTACAGAATTCTAATACTGAAATCCTCACTAAAATAAAAGCATTGGTAAAAGAGACCAAATTCTATGAGAAAAACGAAACGTGCCCGACCTGCGAGCAAGACATCGACGAACAACTCAAGAAGAGTAAACTCGAGCAAGCAAAAGTCTCAGCGTCAGAGTTTCAATCATCTCTTACTGAAATCACAGAGAAACAAGCAGAAGCAACAAAAGAATTAGATCATTGGGTAGAAAAGTCACAAGAACTGGTTGAAGTTAGTCGAAAGATGTTTGATAACGATGAAAACATCGAAAGGATAAAATATGATATTGAAGAACTTGAATGGGACATAAAAGATCTTAGTGACGAGAAGTCAGATCTTGCAAAAGCAAACGACGACTACGATGTTCTGGTGAAAGAATATCATGAATTGATGCAAACGAAAAATAAACAGAATGATCAGGCAGCATACAATACTGTCATATCAGAGATGCTAAAAGATACTGGTATCAAAACCAAGATCATTAAACAATACCTTCCAGTGATCAACAAATTGGTCAACCAGTATTTGTCTATTCTTGACTTCTATGTTCACTTTGACCTAGACGAATCTTTTTCAGAAACAATACGTTCTCGCCACCGTGATTCATTTTCTTACGATTCTTTCTCTGAAGGCGAGAAACAGAGAATAGACTTAGCACTTCTTTTTACTTGGCGTCAAGTTGCCAAGATGAAGAACTCGATCAGCACAAATCTTTTGATACTGGACGAGACCTTCGACTCTTCACTTGACGAAGCAGGTATTGAAAACCTAATGAAGATAATACATACCCTTGGAGACGATACAAACGTCTTTATCATTTCTCATAAGGGTGATATTCTAGATGGCAAGTTTGACGCTAAAATAGAATTCGTCAAAGATAAAAACTTCTCTAAGATCAAGAAATGAAATTAGCAACTTATTTTCCGAATTTTATAGAGAAAGAAATCGCCGAGAAGCACGCTTCTCGTATGGACGATAATAAGGTGATTTCTAGGACAGACGATACTCAAGTTCCTAATTCTTGGGCATGGTATGGGTTACACTGGGACTTACTCGAAGACTGTTGTGATAAGATGTCTGAAATAACTGGCATAGAATTGATACCCACATATGATTATTGTAGGATATATAAAAAAGATAATATCCTTCACCGTCATGCCGATAGACCTTCTTGCGAAGTTTCAGTTACCATAAACCTAAAAAATGTGCAAGTTCCTTGGGAGTTTTTCTGGGAGGGAGGTTCTGTTTTGATGAACCAAGGAGACGCAGTGATTTATCGTGGTTGTGATGTTGAGCATTGGAGAGAAGAGAACCCTGCTGACTTTGTATATCAGTCTTTCCTCCACTATGTTGATGCCAATGGTCCATATGCCTCACACGGGAACGAATACTTGACTAAAAAAAGAAAATAGGTTATAATTGGTGCACAAGTTAAAAAGAAAAAGGTACAACTCTCTTGTAGAGTTGAAGAAAGAAATACAAGATAAAGGAAAAGAAAAGGTTCTTGATTTTAACGGTTATTCATTAGTAACTAACAAGAACAAATACACGATGGTAGATAGTATGATATATGTGAATGGTGTTCTTCATGGAGTTGATTAATATTGCAGGTCGCCAATGGAAGAAATACAAAGGCGATCAAGGTCAAGATGTTTATGTCGCACAGTTTCTTGAATCAGATGATGCTGTTCTTGGTACATATGCAGATGAGAACTCTTATGATCTTCTTATAGAAGATGATGCTGATTTTTATTTGCCTTCTAATGATTTGACAAACGATACTCACGAAGAAGATCTCGTTGCTTTCAAGTTCCGTAAAAATGTTTTCACGCAAGCAGAACAAGATGGTGCGTTTGAAGGTTTGTATGGTGCTGCTGTTGAATCAAATAACCGTGGACTAGCAGCTGGACCAAGAGAAGAAACTCAGGGTGGAAGAGATTGGGTTACTTTATATCAGTCCAGTGTCCTTGGTTGGTACGAAGAGGGGCAACCCCCAAGCATCGATGGTTCTGACCCACTCGTTAAATTTGCTAATATAAATAAAGATGAGATCCGTGGTGGTGTTTGGTTACGCACCAAAGTGGAACCAGAGTTTGGAGACTATAAAAACTTCTTCCCTAAACTAGAGGAGAAGTTGAAGTCTATGCCTCTTGAAGAGGCAAAATCATATGCTAAAACAATTAGAAAAGATTTTATATCGGACACTTCTTACGCCACTGCTATTTGGAGTGGTATTGCTGGGTTCTATGGTCGTTATCCTCGCATACCTTATGGTCGCGCTACAGCGTATACTGATCACCATAGAGAAACGTTTGAAAAGTGCTATCCGTTCGCAAGGAAACTAGAAAAAACTTTCGCAGAATTACTCCCTGTTCGTCATTCTCGTCAAAAGAAATGGGCGGATAAAGTTGACCCAAAGTTTCTGATTGGCGAAGATACTACTTTCACCACAATCACTGTCAATACTACCACCAAAGATCGCAATGCTCGTATGGCATGCCATCGAGATGCTGGTTCTTTGAACGAAGGTTATTCTAACTTGACGGTAGTCAGTGATGGCAAGAAAAACTGGAAAGGCGGATACCTCGTTTGCCCTGAAGTTCGTGCTGCTATTAATGTCCGACCTGGTGACCTATTGCTCGTCGACAACATGCGAGTTATCCACGGTAACACTCCAATCGAAGCACCTGATACTGGTGAAGATGACCTGATGCGTATGTCTCTCGTATTTTATTTCCGTGAGGATATGGCGAAGTTGGGTAGTTGGGAGTATGAGCACCTGCGTCGTGCCTATGTTGACGCCCGCCGCAAGAATGAAGAACACCCACTGTGGCGTCCATATTGGAATGGTGTATCGCCTTCCATGTGGGACGAACAAGAGTGGTATGATTGGTTGACTGTTGAAGGCGGCGAGTCGATGGTTCGTCAGTATCATCCTAAAGCATTTGAAGTTGCTGGTTCTTTGGAGGATTTCTTTTAATGTGCGGAGTGATTGGTGTCTACCTCACTGATGTTACTCCTGCTGATTGCGGATTAGTTAGTAACCTTTTCTTAGAATCAATGATTCGCGGGAAACATGCCACTGGCGTCACCTTTTTCAAAGACGGTAAATTCAATACAATTAAAGAACCAACTTCCTCTTACCTTTTCCTTGGCAGACATACTACGGTTGAAGATTGGGTTGACGGAGATACTCTATTGTGTATAGGGCATACTCGATACTCTACTTCGGATCTACGTTACAATCAACCGTTTCAAGGCAGAGAAATCGCGATTGCACATAATGGAGTTATCTCTCAAGACCCAGACATTTGGGAATACGAAACAGAGACTTTGAATGATTCTGAATTGATACTTCGATGCATTGAGGCAGGTGATACTCCTCTTGAAGTTTACAAACACCGAAGTATGGCATGCGTCGCTATAGAAGATGGAGTTCTACATGGTTGGAGAAATCATGAACGTCCTCTTTGGATGGCACCAAGAGATAACGGTCTTATCTTTGCTTCAACAGAAGATATAATTAGAAGGTCTCGCATCGAAGGTCATGTAGAAAAATGCGAACCTCTTGTGAAATACACTTACAGTAATTATGGTGGGTTATACGAAGATAGGAGATTCTTCGACCCCGACTTGGAGGACTTGCAATGAAGTATAATCCAAAAGACTTTACTTATGGATATGAGATTGAATGGGGTGACATTGATCGAACTCTGCAAATTCCAGAGCACCTTGGGTCATGGGAACATGCAGAAACGGATATTGTAAACGTTCATGAACCATACAGGTTTGTTGCTTGTGACCCTCTTGGGTTAGAACCACCTGTTGGCGGAGAAGTCAATACAAAACCTACAAGCACTTGGCAAGAACAAGTAGATCGAATCATGGAGATACATGATTTGTTTGTTGCGAATGGAGACAAACCATCTGCCTCTTGCGTCAATCATGGACACCTTCATGTTTATGTCCCTGGACTGAAAGAAGATGTTGACGGTTTAAAGCGACTGATTGCATACATAAAAGAGAATCAAGAACTAACCGTTGAGTCTTGTTACCAATTTGGTCAGAGACCAGAGATGAAGATACTCAAAGGTTCAAAGACTTACTTGAAGTATGATGGCGGTCGACTAATGCCAGAATATATGTGTGACAACATCATAAACCTTGCAGAAGATTTTGACCATTTCATTAAACTTCATGCAGCAGGTAAAGATGGAGTTTCAATGGGTCGTCCATTCCGCCATGCAATCAACACCTATTGCATGAAGCACACTGGTACTATCGAGTTCCGTTGCTTCAGGTCTACAACTGATCGCAAACAGATTGAAGATCAGTTTATATTTGCTGAAGCATTTATTGATGCTGCTCTGAATGACGGACCTAGTGTTGAAGAGATCCTAGATTCTAGAAACTTCAACTTCCCTCCTTTCGTTTGGAATCCAGGAGAGTATAAAGGTTGGATGAATACAAAGTACGATAAGTCTCGCGGAGAGAAGAAAAGAGAATTTCATGAAGTTGCGTGAATGTTCTGCTGAACAATTTAAAAACGCAATAACCGATGATCCTGCTGACAAGTTTGCAAAAACTTTTGTCGCTAAGGCAAATATGCAGGAGCAATGGAGTTTTTGTATAGGTGCTTGGGATGAGGATGATTCTCTTCTAGGTGCAATCATTACAACAATAAGCAAACGTTCCCCAAAAGTAGCAAACCTACAACTTCTTCACACCTTTGCTAAACACAGAGGCAAGGGAGTTGGTCGTATTCTCTGCGAGGACTCCCTCCGCTTTGCGAGACAGAACGGTGCTGTGTACTTCCGAGTATCTGCTGAACCTGACGCTGTAAAGTTCTACGAGAGAATTGGGTTCACTATGCTCGGAAAGCAAAAGAGTGGGTGTCAATTATCCATGTTTAGGATTACTGGTGACACCTTCTTTGACGGCGATTATAGTCTGGAAAATAAACCGATCTATGAAGCAGTACACAAAAAAGGCAAGGGAGGATGTGTTGAAGTATTCGCTGACGAACCCCTTGGACTGGAAGGGTTTCTGTAAGTTGTTGATCTAGAAGCAAAAAAAAGGTGTTGACAAATACACCGAAAATAGGTACAATTGTTTTTGTAGGGTTGATACTCTACATAATTTTAATCTAAATGCTAATTACCGAATAGAGGATATGCATAATGTACTTACAATCAAAAGTTATAGTCTATGGTTTTCGCAACATAGAAACTCAAGAAGTTTATATTGGGTATAAACCCGCAGGAAAATCTCACTACGTCAGTTCTTCTGGCAACGCCGATTTCTGGCGTGATTATTCTCAAGGGTTGCTTCGCCAATATATTCTTTTCATTGGCGATGGTTACTATGAAAAAGATCGCCAAATCGCCGAAGCATTAGAGTGGTTTGCACTCGATTATGCGTTTAACGTCTTGGGGGAATCCAAGATGTATAACTCGCATAACAATGCGCACAAAAAGCATGAGTCTCTTCTCACTGCTGAGATTAAGTCCGTTGTCGTCGACTGGATCGAATTCCGTTCGGACGGAATTGTGTTGAGAAACACCTACCAAGAAGATCGGGAAAGAGTTCAAGCAATTGTCGATCGCATAAAGGATAAGTTCTATCCCGTTGAGCAAGTTTCGTTGTCAAAGGTATCTAAGTTCGAAGCCAATCAGGTTCGATGCGAGCAGTACATCCGTTCTCATGTAAACGACATTGCTCAGCGCATTAAAGAGAACCCAGACAACTATGAGAAAAACGTTGACCCCATTGTCACAGTGGTGGGTAAGGATACAACTATCCTTGATGGCAACAACACTGCTCGCGCGTTAGAAAAAGTTCCTGGGATTAGTGAAGCTCCAGTCATTTTCATTAACGAAACTGAGTTTGGTGAAACTGAAGAAGTTCGTGAAAGGTGTTACAACTTGTTCGGTCTTATTATGAACAAGGCACCTGATGTAGTTCGGGTAGAAAATAGTAACTCTGACATCAAGCGTCAGATACAGTTACTTCTCCAAAACGAGAACTTGGACCTTACAAAACCACTTCACGTTGACCGCGCTAGAAAAGTTGTAGAAGATTTCTTTCTACACAGTGTCATCCCCACTAAACAAAAACTCAATGGCGTGTGGAAGTCTTTCATGACTGACTTTGCGAAAGGGCAGTCTGAAAAATATCGACAAAACATGAAAGTCTATGACGACTCATATCTTTCCAGATACTGCTGGGAAAATTATGAGTCAAAAGACGTGGCTGTTATTCACGCTTCAATGTCTAAGACTGAATATGCGCAGGCATTTGCTTACGTTTGTCGTCGTATGAGAAACGTCGACACCAACAAAGGTGCAATTGTGCTTCATTATGCCACTCCCTATGAGTACCAAAAGTACAATGATGGAGTATCGTTGGAAGACCTCAAGTCTACCGTTGAACACACTGGATTAAATATCATAGTGGACGTGCTGCCAGCATTTGATGAATAATCGTAGCATATTTGTAGAGTGGTTCGGTCGCAGTCTTGAAATAGAAGACTGCGACCCTGCATTGTACATGACTAAATACTTCTTTGATCGTTTTGAATACAACAAAGAACAAAGACTCTGGATAACTTGGATTTATGGAACAACTTATTATTGGCCAACTGCCTATGTGGTTTGGAACGAATTCCCCGACATGGAGTTGGTTGGCGTTGATCGCCTTCGCGATTGGAATAACACCAATTATCGCCGCTTGCGTTATCAAACCGACACGAAATGGAATAAAGGACATCTTACAGATCAGTTCGTTTCGTACCAGCGATATGTTGGAGAACGAACACAACACGATGCACTCACACAAGGATTTGTCGGAGACCCCGTAAAGGATTTCTATACTCTTTGGGAGACAGTTAATGCGTTTCACAAATTTGGTAGATACTCTTCTTGGTTTTATATCCAAACGCTCAAACAGTGCTGTGATATTCCAGTTGATGTTGATAGTCTTTGGTTGCACGACTATAGCGGTTCTCGTTCGCATCGTAACGGACTATGTTACGCACTAGGAAAAGAAGATTGGGTAGATCAAAAGTTGGACAAAGATCAAATAGCATTTCTGGAAAGTGAAGCAAAGGAAATGTTAGAAGAAACCAAACTAAAATATCCTCACGTTGCTGATAAGGCAGACTTCTTTGCCATGGAAACCTGCCTCTGCTCCTTCAAAAAACTATTCCGTAGAAAACATGGTCGATATCTTGGATACTACCTTGACCGACAATCAGAAGAGATAAAAAAGGTTGAGAGAGACGGTTGGGATGGGATTGACTGGACACCGATGTGGGATGCCAGAAACGAAACTATTGACCGAGAGTGGTTAAAGGGTAGAATAGACAAAGAACTGTTTAACGTTTTCCTCGATACAGGGGACTTTCATCCCAAAGATAGAGCGAATGGATTAGAGGATTTCTTTGCATGACACCTCAACAAATATTTGATTACAAGAATCGTTGGATGCCTGGATTTGAAGTTACTTTGCACAGCGACCTTGAGCGAGAAGGAAAGGATTGGTGCAAGAGATTAATGGGTAAAGAGTCTTGGCATTTTAAATCTTTCACCAACATATACCAACATTCCTTCTACTTTGAAAAAGAGATCATGGCACAGAACTTTATTATGGAATTCGGGAGATTCACCAACCAATGAAAGTGATCTACCTTATTGGTATTCCTGGAACTGGCAAGTCCACCATCATGAAAGAGTTTATGAAGACTCAATGTGGTGAGTGGAAGCAAGATCGACCTATTGACCTTCTTGACACTCACGTGAATGGTACTGTCCGTATCCTTGGCAAGTATGAGGAAGGCGAGACTTTCAGTGGTACTGATCGTCTGAGCATGGCAGTTGCCCCCAAAGCAATCGAGTGGATCTCCACTCAACCCGACGAACTAATCGTCGGCGAAGGTGATCGTTTGAACAACGCAGGTTTCTTCGAAGCATGCGGCGACAACCTCACCATTATCCACCTAACTGTATCGGACGCTGAACGTGAACGCCGATATAAAGAGCGAGGATCCGACCAGTCTGAGAAATTCATCCAGACTTGCCGCACCAAATGCGCCAACATCCTTGAGCGTTTCGGCGACCAGCAGACCCTGTTCGGGGAGGAGAAAGGATGCGTCATTGAGATGCGTCATGAAACTCCCTCTGACACACAGGAGATAGTCAACTTCATTCTAAGTTGTTGATTTTTAAGAACTTTTTATTACTTTACTTTGTACTGGTTTTCAGCGATAATATCTCTATACTGAAATAAAGGAGATAGTTATGTCAAAGTGGTATGATCGTGGTCGGACAGGCGAGTACCTGTTGGACCAAGTAGAGTCGCTCCTCGACGGGTACATCACCCTCGACCAGTTCGTTGCACGCTGTAAGCAGGTGGGTCTCGACGAAACTGAGATCGACGAAATCCTTGAAGAAGATGTGTTGCTGTAAGTTGTTGTTTTTACACGACTTTTTCAAACTTGTATTTGTACACGGTTTGAGCGATAATATCTGTATTGGTTGAGGAGACACGAGCATGAATGAAGCAAACAAATCTACCCTAGCAAAACTGCTTGCCACCGAGAACATCTCAGTGGTTCAGGACAAGGTTTCGACTGCTTCTTTCGATGTCAAGAATCGTGTACTCACTCTCCCCATGTGGGCAGACGTTTCCAAGCACACCGAGGATCACCTGATCGGACACGAAGTCGGTCACGCGCTCTTCACTCCCCTTGAAGGTTGGCATGACGCTGTGTGCGATCGTGGTCCTTCTTTCAAGTCATATCTCAACGTGGTCGAGGATGCCCGAATCGAGAAGTTGATTCAGCGCAAGTATCCTGGACTGCGTGGTTCTTTCATCAAGTCATACCGCAAACTGTTCGCTGACGGTTTCTTCGGTGCTGACCTTGATACCATTAACAAGATGGGTCTGATCGATCGTATCAACACCTACTTCAAGTGCGGTATGTCTGCTGGCGTTCAGTTCGCAGCAGACGAGAAACACTGGTTGCCGCGCATCGAGAAACTCGAGACGTGGGAAGAAGTTGTTGCCCTCACTGAAGAATTGTTCCAGTTCGCCAAAGAGCAGCAGGAGCAGAAAGAACAGGAAATGGCGAATGACCCCGACACCGACGAAGATGAAGAAGGTGACGAGGATGGTGCTGGCATGTCTGGTGTTGATGACTTCGACGACGAAGAGATGGATGAGTTTGACGAACTCTTCAGCGACAAACCCCAGCAGGAAGAGCAGGGCGAAGAGTCTGATGAAGAAGACGACGCTGATGCGCCCGATTCTGCCACCACTGGCACTGGCGAAGAAACTGCTTCCGAGCAGGATGAAAAGACAGGCACTGAAACTGGTGGCGAGCAGGGTGGGCGATCTGACACTTCAACCGAACAGGCAATCGAGTCTCAGACAGACAAGAACCTGCGCGACAACATCGACCGTGAAGTGTTTCAGAACTTCGACGGTACTGTAAGAAATTGGATACTTCCCAAAGCATCAGGCGATATCGTCGTAGACTACAAGACTGTGCTCGCCGACATCCGATGTGAGTTGATCGCTGGGGAAGATGATACTTCTTCATGGCGATTTTCCACATTAGAGTCTCGTGCAAAAGAGTACAGCGTATATGATAAACACTTCGGCAATATATTGTTCAGTGGTTGGTATAGCAAGAACAAGAAAGCAATCAACCTGATGGTCAAAGAATTCGAGATGCGAAAGTCTGCTGCTGAGTTCCAGCGAGCAACCATCTCCAAGTCTGGTGTCATCGACACCATCAAGATGAACAACTACAAGACTTCAGAAGATATCTTCAAGAAAGTCACCGTTGTACCTGAAGGGAAGAATCACGGTTTCCTGATGTTACTCGACATGTCTGGTTCCATGAACGATGTGTTCTATGACGTGGTCAAGCAGACTCTACTGATGACCATGTTCTGTCGTCAGATCAACGTGCCTTTCCGCGTGTATGGTTTCTCCGATTCTTTGTCCTATAATGGTCGGCGAAATGGCGAAGAAACTGAGGATAACTCTCTTCAATTCAACCAAGATTGCCGACTGATCGAGATCTTCAACGAGAAAATGTCCAAGTCTGACCTTGCTGAAGTCGCAGGTGCACTGCTCGTTGCTGGTGCTTCTCACCACAGCAGGACAGCGGTTAAAGAGTTTGGTTCTCATCCCGATTTGTGCTTCTATGGAAACCGTCTTCGTTGTAACCCTGCTGAAGTATTCAGACTTGGCGGTACTCCTCTTGATACTGCAATCAATCACCTGATTCCGATTGCTCTCGAGTTTCGAACCAAGTATCGTCTGGACAACCTGAACACGATAACCCTGACCGATGGATACTCTCATCCTCTCACAACCAACTCTGGTTGGGATTACGTTGACCATATGGCACGTCAGAGAAATACGATGACTTCTATTCGTTGCGCTTGGAACAACAAGACTTATCGTTGGGGTTGGGTTGGTAATCGCCCTATGGTCGGCACCGAGTTGTACCTCAAGATGTACAAAGATATAACTGGTTCCACTGTACTTGGATACTTCGTCCAGACTGGTGGCAAGGCAAACTTCCAGAAAGTCATTGGTCGTATGACTGGTGTATGGTTTGATGACTCTGAAGCATGGAAGAAGGCAAACAAAGGTGAGCACTACTCCATCGTGGTTCCTGGATATGACGAGATGTTCATCGTCAACCAGAAAGCACTGGTCCCCGTGACCAACGCTATGGATGAAGTTTCTGCTGGCGAGTCAAAGGCAAAGATCCGAACTGCCTTCAAGAAATCAGCGAACAATGCTCTCCGCGCCCGAAAGATGCTTGTCGACATCGTCAAGAGGGTTGCCTAAGTTATTGATTTTACAAGAGTTTTTCAAACTTGTATTTGGGTTCGTTTTGCCGTATAATGGTTATATAGATTGGTGATTAAGTAAAGGAAATGATTATGAGTAAAGCACAACAGTTGGTCGACATCTTCGCTGGTATGTATGGTGATGAACCCCGAACAATATCCAAGGATGAGGTGAAGCGTGTCGCCAAAGAGAATGGTATCCCCTCTCTGTATCGGATCTTGAATGCTAACAACCTTGCTGAAAATGGCGAATACCACTTTCCGCCTATTGGCAAGTCAGTTGTGCCTCGTGCGACGACACGCAAGGTGTCTGCTCCCAAACCAGTTGCTGTGGTTGCTCCTGCACCTACTCAACAGACCGCGAGTTTGTCTGTGAACAGTGACGGGTTTACCGATAACTTGGTCCCTGTCAAAGACGACTTGTATGTCCCCTTCGGCAACTTCAAGATGGTTCGGGATATTATCAAGTCCAATATGTTCTATCCTATCTTCATTACTGGTCTGTCTGGTAATGGCAAGACCTATATGGTTGAGCAGGCATGTGCTCACACCAAACGTGAAGTCATCCGTGTCAACTTCACCGTCGAGACAGACGAGGATGACCTGATCGGTGGTTTCCGACTCGTTGATGGCGAGACCAAGTTCTTTAAAGGTCCAGTAATCAAGGCAATGGAGCAAGGTGCTGTCCTGCTCTGTGACGAGATTGACCTCGCTAATCCTGCGAAAGTCATGTGTCTTCAGTCTATCCTTGAGGGCAAGGGATACTTCATCAAGAAAACTGGTGAGTACATTCAACCTGCCTCTGGATTCACCGTGGTTGCTACTGCCAACACCAAGGGTAAAGGATCAGACGATGGTCGGTTCATCGGTACTAACATCCTCAACGAAGCATTCCTTGAGCGATACCCGATTACCTGTGAACAGGAGTATCCTTCTGCTGCTGTCGAACGCAAGATTCTCGACAAACTGGCAGAGTCGATTGGTGTCGAAGATACCGAGTATCTCCAGAAGTTGGTTGACTGGGCAGATATTATCCGCAAGACTTTCATGGACGGTGGTGTTGATGAGATCATCTCGACTCGCCGACTGGTCCACATCGTCAAAGCATACGCCATCTTCGGTGACCGTATGACTGCGATCGAGATGTGCACCAACCGTTTCGACGAAGAGACCAAGTTGTCCTTCCGTGACTTGTACACGAAGGTGGACGAGACCGTGAGTCTAGAATCTGAAGAAAATGTTAATGAAACACTTGACATCTGATTCTACTTGTGTATAATAGTATTTGTTGCTTGTAAAGGAGATCGTGATGCAACTAAATGAAACAACTATGGAAGTTCTGAAGAACTTCGCCAGTATCCAAAAGAACCTTCTAATCCCAGAAGGTGATACTGTTAAGACGATTGCAGATGCCAAGAACGTAATGGCAGTTGCAAAACTGAATCAGTCTTTCGATAAGTCTTTTGGAATTTATGATGTAGACCAGTTCTTGTCTGCTTTGGGTTTGGTAGATGACCCGACTCTAGACCTTGGTGATAGGTTTGTAACTGTCAAGGATTCTAGCGGTCGATCAAGTGTGAAGTATTTCTACTCCGATGCAGATATCCTAACTACTGTTTCCAAAGATATTCCTATGCCCGAGTCTGAAGTTCGCTTCAAACTGGACGAGGCAACTTTGGGACGGGTTCGACGTGCCGCTGGTACGTTGGGTCACGAGAAGATGACAATTACTGCTACCGAAGGTGGGGTTCTGTTGTCTGTTGTTGATAACACAGACGATACTTCCAACGCTTTCAGTATCACGGTTCCAGGTTCATACGATTCAGAGAACTTCTCTTTCGTTATGAACATTGCTAACCTTCAATTGTTATCTGGTAATTATGATGTTGAGGTTTCCTCTCGTCTGATTTCCAAGTTTACTAACGAAAGCATTGATGTATGTTACTACATCGCTCTTGAAAAATCCTCAACTTACGGAGAATAATCTCATGGCAGAAAAAGAAAAGACATTCAAGGTCGACGATGTTCGCCCAATCTACGACGCTTCTTTCCGAGCATCGCGTACTATGATCTCAGTGATCGATGCTATGTGTGGTCGTGGCGCAGTAAAGGGTGAGGAGTTGTCCGCTGTTGGTCAATTGCGCGACCAGTGTGTACAAATCGCCCAGATGTGTGAACAGTTCCACTCTGAAAACGAGTAATGATCTTCGATAAGTCTGAATACGATTTCGTGGATGCTCTTGAAAGTAATTGGAAAGGCATTCGCGAAGAGTATTATCAATCTACTCTAGAACATATGCAGTGGTTTGAACCAGACTTAAACGAAGATAAGAAGTGGCAAGTATTACCAATCTATGATTGGCCAATGGGACTGGCGGTTGAAGGGTACGCGGAAAACCTTCCCTTCACTAAAGGTATCATCGACAAGCATATCCCTTATCACCGTGCAGCGAGTTTCTCTCGGTTACAAGCAGGAGCGTTTGTTCCTGAACATAACGGTATAAGGGGAGATTGGCATAGGTTGCATTTAGGCATAGACATACCAGAAGGTGATTGTGGTATTACTATTGGCGGTGCACCCTATAAATGGAAGAATGGAGAGTGTATGGTGTTCGATGATTATGAACGCCACTCTGCTTGGAACAAAACCGATCAAGATCGGATTGTATTGATAATAGACTTTATACCATGAGAATTCTTCGGAGATTGGCGCAGTCTGGTAGCGCATTCGCTTTGGGAGCGAAGGGTCGTAGGTTCGAATCCTACATCTCCGACCAGAATAAGGTATCGTGTTCGCCTTCAACAAAGAACACATTAACTGAAACAGTCAAATATGGAGTTATATGATGACTAAGACTGAACGTGTGCTTGAGGCACTTCAAAACGGTGAGCAACTGACTGCTAAGCAAATCGCTGCTCGTTTCTCTTCTGGCAATCCTCGTGAGGTTGTTCGAAGTCTTCGTTCAAAGGGTTATGCTATCTATGCAAACCAGCGAACGAACAGCAAGGGTGAGTCAAAGACTTTCTACCGTCTTGGTACTCCTACTCGTGCCATGGTTGCTGCTGCAT